AATTCACAAAGTGCATTAGACAGAGTAAACGTTGCACGACTAATTGCTTACATTCGTAGACAATTAACATTGGCAGCAAGACCGTTTGTATTCGAACCAAATGACGCATTGACACGTAATCAAATTGCTGGTGTTGTAGAAACATTGATGGTTGATTTAGTTGCTAAACGTGGCTTGTATGATTATCTAGTAGTATGTGATGAATCAAACAACACTCCTGCTAGAATTGACAGAAACGAACTTTGGATTGACGTTGCAATTGAGCCTGTTAAGGCAGCTGAATTCATCTACATTCCAGTAAGAGTTTTGAACACAGGTGAATTATCACAGTAATCTAAATATCCCCTAGCAATAGGGGAATTTAAAAGATAAATATATATAACAGGAGAAACAAAAATGGCAACAGCCTCACAATCATTGTTTAACATGACAGTAGCATCTGACAACGCCGGGGGCAATCAGGGCTTGTTAATGCCAAAACTACAATTTAGATTCAGAGTAAACTTTTTGAATTTTGGCGCAAGTGCTAGTTCAATTGAATTAACTAAACAAGTTATTGACTGCTCTCGTCCTAACTTATCATTTGCTGAAGTTACAATACCAATATACAACTCAACAATGTATCTAGCAGGTAAACATACATGGGCCCCAATGAACATTAATGTTCGTGATGATGCATCAAATACAGTAAGCAGATTAGTTGGTCAACAATTACAGAAGCAAATGGACTTTGTTGAACAAGCAAGTGCCGCAACTGGTCAAGATTATAAGTTCCAAACGAACATTGAAATCTTAGACGGTGGTAACGGTGCAAGTGCCCCAATCGTACTAGAGACATGGGAACTATATGGTTGCTTCTTACAGACAGCAAACTATGACACACTAAACTATAGTGCAAACGAAGCAGTAAAAATTGCATTGACATTACGTTATGATAACGCAATTCAATCACCAATCGGTTCTGGCGTTGGTGCAAGTGTTGGTCGTACAGTAGGTGCAATCGCTACAGGTATCGGTAGTTCTGTTTAATTTTAATTAAAGGAATCTAGCTAATGTCTGGATTTTTTCAGAACTTATTAAAGGACGCTGCCGGAACATTTTTCGGCAGCGATTTCCTTCGTGATTATACGCATGCCAGTAAAACATTTAGGCCTAATGGTTATCAAAACGCTCCTAAATTTAAATTCCTCTTTCATGTTTATTTTGAAATAAATCCTCAAGCATATTCAGAGAATGTTAGTACAGGTGCTAATTTTGGTTTAGCAGTTAAGACAGTCAAACTACCGGGATATTCATTTAATACTACTGAAATGAATCAGTATAATCGTAAAAGAATTGTACAAACAAAAATCAAATATGATCCTGTTAATATTTCTTTTCACGATGATAATGGTAACATGATTCGTAATTTATGGAAAGCATATTACAACTACAATTACTCAGATGGCACAAAACCTAAAGTTGTATTTGCAGGCGCACGTGGAGGCGCAGTAAATACAACAGGAACATTAGCTACTTATAATGACCGAACAACTTATGTACCGTCTATTACTGGTAATGATGATTGGGGATATATAGGTGAGACACCAAATCCAACAGGTAACAAAATACCTTTTTTTAAAAACGTTACTATATTTGGTCTTAGCAGGCACAATTTTGTAGCATATACATTAATTAATCCTATCATTAGTAAATTTGACCATGACACTTATAGTTATAGTGAGGGCAGTGGTGTTATGGAAATGCAAATGAATTTAGATTATGAAACAGTAGTGTATAACGAAGGTGCTATCGATGGTAGAACTCCCAGTAACATTGTTACTGGTTTTGGTCTTAATGCTAACTATGATAGAACTGTAAGTCCTATAGCAAGACCGGGAGCAAATGGTACTATATTAGGTCAAGGTGGATTAGTAGATGGTGTAGGTGGTACAATGTCAGCATTAGCAGAGGGTAATATCTTGGGTGCTATTCAAGCAGCCGGCACCACATATAATACATTTAAAAATGTACCTATTAAAAATCTAGTAAAATCTGAAGTTGTTGCTGGTATTACAAATGCAGTACAACAAACACCCAATAGAAACATAAATGTTGTTACACCTATATTTGGTGCAACTCCTACTAGCTTAGGCACCGCCGGCACTCCACCAAATGCAACCGCAAGTCCTGCACAAATAGGACCAAATCCATACGCCGGCAAAAGAAATCCCTAATATTTAAGTAATAAATAATACTATGCCAAGAATATTAGATACTAGAACATCAATGGATCAAACAGTTAGAATATTTGATTCATTTTACTCCATCAATTTGGTCGTTAATGCTAATGAATACGATATCGTACATGGCTACTTTTTATCAGTTTGTGCATCAAAAAATATAGCGGCCAATTTTACTGCTGTATTATTTAGGATATCACAAGAAACACAAATTCCAGTGCTTGATTTGTTAGATCAAATTAAAGGTACTACCAAAATGGAAATGAATCAAACTATTGCTTACTATCTTAATAGTTTCAAAAGCAAAACTTCATTATACGGCATTGCTATTGTTCCCAAATCAAATCAACCGGTATCACGTAACATCGTGCAGTAATCATGGCTAAATGGGCACAAGGCATATTTACGCCAAAAAACGGACACAAATATATAGGCAAACACGCACCTAAATATAGATCAGGTTGGGAATTAACCTTTATGACATTTTGTGATAGTAATAAAAATGTAACTAGTTGGGCTAGTGAATCAATGTCTATTCCATATAGAAGCCCATTAGATGGCAAGGTACATATGTACATCCCAGATTTTTTTGTAGTATATCAAAACAAATACGGTAAACAACTTGCTGAAGTTGTTGAAATAAAACCCAAGAAACAAAGTTTAATTGAAAGTCGTGTTGCCAACGCTAGAGATAGATTGGTGGTAGCAGTTAATCATGCTAAATGGGCAGCCGCAATGGCGTATTGTAAAGCACAGGGTTTTACCTTTCGTGTAATCACAGAAGATGATCTTTTTAGAAATGGTTCACGAAAGTAACTAAATACTTTTATGACCAAAAAACTTGAAGAATTGTTTGAATTACCTCAGGAAGAGATTGATACTCTTTCTAAACCTATTCCCGAAAATGCAGAATTAGTCACTACCACTGCATTAGATAACTTAACAAAAATTGAAGAAGCATTACCGCAAGTACGTGGATTAGATGCCGCTGACGGTGAAATGGATGAACTAGCAAGTTTAGCAACATCAAGTTATAAGGACTTAATGGATCTAGGAATGCAGGTCGATAGTCGTTTTGCTAGTGAAATCTTCAATAGTGCTAGTAGTATGCTTGGACATGCTATTACAGCAAAAACAGCTAAATTAAACAAAAAATTAAAGATGATTGAGTTGCAATTAAAAAAAGCAACATTGGATCAAAAACTAGTATCAAAAGAAGAACAAATAGAAGCTACACCAATGGGTGAGGGAAAGAGTTTGGATAGAAATGAGTTGCTAAAGATGTTGGCGGCAAAATCCAATTAAAAAGATAAATAATAGATACAGGAATTAAGAAATGAAAAGCCTACGAAAATACATTATGGAAAGTGTACATACTTACAATTACACTATCAAAATTGCTGGTCAAGTTGACAAGAACTTTTTAGATATGTTTAAATACAATCTAAACAAGTTTGACCCTGTCAAAATTGGTGAGCCAAAAAGCACACCAATACAGAAATCACCATACGGATTTCCTAATTTGAGTAATCAAAGTATTACTATCATTAAAGCAGAATTTCGCTACCCAGCGACAGAGCCAATGATTCAGCAGATTGCACAATTATTAGGTTATCAAGTTGATATGGTTCGTGTTGTTGGAACTGATTTTGATGACAGCATTGATAGTGAACAAGTAGGGTATGAAAATGAGATGAGTCACTCTCCGTTATTAGACCATGAACAATTAGAAGAACAACCTGATGCTAAAGCCGCAAATAAAGCATATGGTGATTCATACTTACAATCAATTAAAGATCAGACCAAAGATAGTATGATTAGTGTTCCTTATGCAGGTAAGGAAACACCAGATTCGTTTGATCCATTCAAGCCTTACTTGGATGATAAGAAAATGGGTGACAAGAGTCCTATGACTACAATCACTCGCCCAGCAAAGCCAGCAACTGGCGCACGTAAATAATTAAAGGAATAACAAAATGGATTTCAAAAGTTTATTATCACAACTAGACCAGTTGAACGAAGCAACAGAAAAAACTAAAACAGGTTTAAAACATACTGCTGAGCCAGGTGGCTATGGTCGTAAAGATGACGAAGA